GTTGCTTCAATCCTACAATTTGATCTTGAGTATGATAACCTTCTTATGGTTGCTATGAGAGGTAGAGCTGGTCAGATTGTGGGTCAGGGATTTTCTGGTACAAAATCTCAGTTGGGATTGAAGATGAGTAAGACTGTTAAAAAAGTTGGATGCTCTAATTTAAAAACATTAATTGAAGATGATAAACTAATCTTTTCGGATTATGATGTTATCAGTGAGCTTACCACATTTATCCAAAGAAATCAATCTTTTGAAGCTGAAGAAGGATGTAATGATGACTTAGCAATGTGTTTGGTTATATTTGCATGGTTAGTTGTTCAACCTTATTTCAAGGAGATGACAGACAATGATGTTCGTAAAAGAATTTATGAGGAACAGAAAAACCAAATTGAGCAAGATATGGCTCCATTTGGATTTATTGTGGACGGTTTGGAAGACCTCACAGGTTTTGTAGAAGAGGAAACTGGAGATCGTTGGTTATTTGCTAGTCAAAAAGACCAAAAGGCTTGGGATGATAAATGGCATGTAGACGAGTATGGGGATAAGTCTTACATGTGGGACTATCGGTAAGAAGAAGGAATTTATAAATATTTCATAGAGCAAATGAAGAACTACTAGAGGAATCCAAATGGCTTTAGGTTTAGTTTCACCTGGAATTAAAGTTAGAGAAGTAGATCTAACTGTTGGAAGGATTGATTCCGTAAGTCAATTAACTGGTGCTTTTGTTGGACCTTTTGAAAGAGGTCCTGTGGAGGAAGCCACATTAGTTGAGAGCGAAAAAGATTTAATTAATAAGTTTGGTAAGCCAAGCGAAAATGATAATCAGTACGAATATTGGTATAGTGCATCAAACTATTTAACTTATGGTGGCGTATTGCGTGTAGTCAGAGCTGACGGAGCAAACTTAAACAACGCAAACGCACCAACAGCTGTAGGTCTTGGATCTACAACTGTTAAGATCAAGAACTACGAAGATTATACCACAAACTACTCTTCACCATCAACCTGGCACTGGGCAGCAAAAGATCCAGGTGTTTGGGCAAACGGATTAAAAGTTTGTGTTATTGATGCTTTTGCAGATCAAAGACTTATCGGTGTAAACACTGGCATTTCTACAGCAACCACTGCTATTACTGTTGGTGTTGCAACAACTGCAGGAACCTTTAGCGAAGCATATGATGTTAGCGTTGGTGTTGACACCACTGGATTACTTGTTAATGATGCAGTTTCAGGAACTTATATCGGTGCAGGGACCACAATTCTTGCAATCGGTGTTGGTACTGTATATCTTTCAGTTCCTTCTTCCGCAGTAGGGGCTGCTACTACTGATTTAACGTTTAGTAGAACCACCACAACTACTCAATTATATTCAGCGGTAACAGTTGGAGCTGCTGTAACGCAAATTGGTACATTTGCAGTTGCTGGTGTAGGAACTACAACCGCATTTACTGGTTTTGTAAAAGGCATTGTTACTGGTATCGGCAACACTCACATTGATGTTAAAATTACCAGTGTTGTTAACAGCACAACTCAAGTAGAAACTGCAGTAACTTATACTCCAGATCTTTATGCATTTAATGCAACTACCGTTAATGGATTCATTGGAATTGGTACAACTGGAACAAGTACTGCCACTGCTCTTGATTGGTACAACCAGCAAAGTCTTGGATTAGTAAATTCAACTGTTTACTGGAATTCGATTGCTCCTAAGCCAGGAACTTCAACCTACGCTAATAGCAGAAGCGCCAAGAACGACGAAATTCATGTTGTCGTTGTTGATGATAGTGGTTCGGTAACTGGAATTGCTGGAAATATCCTTGAGAAGCACATTGGTTTATCTAAGGCATCTGATGCTCAGCTTTCCCCAAGCCAGAACATCTACTACAAGGATTATATTGCACTAAGTTCAGGATACATTTATGCTGGTGCTGATTCTGCAGGTTCTGCAACTGGTTTTGGTGGCACTACTGGTGGTGCTTGGGGTCAGAAGGCACAAGGAGTAACATTCAATGCTGCTGGAGCTAAGAGCTATACTCTCCTCGGCGGTAACACCTACGGTACTTCTGGTATCTCCTCTGCTTATACAGATCCAAGATACTCAGTCACCCTTGGTGATTTAATGAATGGATATAGAATCTTTGAGACTGTTAAGGAATATCCAGTAAACTACCTAATCATGGGTCCTGGTTTCTCGGATAAGCTTACCACTCAAGCCAAGGCAAATCAACTTATCAACATTGCCGAACTTAGAAAGGACTGTGTTGCTGTTATTTCTCCACACAGATCTGCAGTTGTTGATGTAGCTGATTCTGGCACTCAAACTAACAATATTATTAACTTCTATGATGCAATCACTTCTTCGTCTTATGGTATTTTTGATAGTGGTTACAAGTATCAGTACGACAGATTTGCAAATAAGTTTAGATATATTCCTCTAAACGCTGATGTTGCAGGTTGCCTTTGTAGAACGGTAATTACCGACTATCCTTGGTTCTCACCTGCTGGTTCTAGAAGAGGTGTTATTAACAACGCTGTTAAGCTTGCATATAACCCAACTCAAGCACAAAGAGATCTTCTCTATGTCAAGAGAATCAATCCAGTCATCTTCTCTCCTGGATCTGGTATTATCCTTTTTGGAGATAAAACTGGTCTATCATATGCATCTGCATTTGATAGAATCAACGTTAGAATGCTATTCCTAACCATTGAGGCTGCAATTGAAAGAGCTGCTAGAACTCAACTCTTTGAATTCAACGATGAGATCACAAGATCAAACTTTGTGAATATTGTTGAGCCATACCTCCGTGATGTAGTTGCCAAGAGAGGAATCATTGATTATAGACTGATTTGTGATGAGACAAACAATACTCCTGATATTATTGATGCTAATGAGTTCAGAGCTGATATTTTTGTAAAACCTGCTCGTAGCATTAATTACATCGGACTTACCTTCGTTGCTACCAGAACTGGTATCAGCTTTGAAGAAGTAGTTGGAAGAGTTTGATTTAAATAATAGTACAACAACGGAGTTAAAGAACAATGCCTTCGATTCAACAAATCCCAAATTCAGGATCTGACGGAAGATTTCTAGATAACTTCAAGGGAAGACTAGCAGGTGGTGGTGTTCGCCCAAATCTATTTGAGGTTGAAATTCCTTTTCCAGCAGCAGCTCTTCCTAATGGAGTTAATGAGTCCCAGATCAACGACAAGGTTAGATTCCTTGTAAAAGCTGCCTCATTACCAGCTTCAACGATTACCCCAATCCCAGTTCCTTTCAGAGGTAGAACTCTTCAAATTGCTGGAGACAGAACCTTTGAACCATGGTCAGTAACAGTTATTAATGACACAGACTTTGCTCTTAGAAATTCTTTTGAGCGTTGGATGAACTTCATCAACAGAGTTTCTGATAACTCGGGTCAAATTGATCCTTCAGCTTATCAAGTTGATGGTAAAGTTTATCAGTTAGGTAGAGCACCTACAACCGCTGCTACTGCAAGTGCTCAGAATATCCCCGTTCTGAGATACTACAATTTCCATGGCATTTTCCCATCTTCAGTTTCAGCTATTGCATTGTCATATGATGCAAACAGCCAGATTGAAGAATTCCAAGTTGACTTCCAAGTTCAATGGTGGGAAGCATATAATGGTTCAAACGGCGTTGAAGTAAGATAATAAATAGTTAAAAGTTACTTCAAAACGTAATGGCTCTGTTTGGTTTTTCAATTGATGACGGTTATAAAAAGCCTAAGAAGCAAGTATCCCCCGTTCCTCCTAATAATGAGGACGGGGTTGACTACTACATTTCTTCAGGCTTTTATGGTCAATATGTAGATATTGAAGGTGTATATAAAACCGAGTATGATTTGATTAAAAGATATCGTGAAATGGCTTTGCATCCTGAAGCAGACAAAGCTATTGAAGATGTTGTAAACGAAGCTATTGTATCAGACTTAAATGATTCTCCTGTAGAAATTGAATTATCAAACTTGAATGTAGACGATAATATTAAAAATATCATTCGTGATGAGTTCAAGTACATCAAAGAATTGATGGACTTTGATAAAAAAGCTCATGAAATTTTTAGAAATTGGTACGTTGATGGTCGTGTATTTTACCATAAAGTAATTGATCTTGAGAATCCTCAAAATGGTATTCAAGAAATTAGATATATTGATTCACTTAAAATTAAATTTGTAAGAGAATTAAAGAAAAAAGATAACCGTAATATTGTTGACATTCAAAATGTCAACACTCTTTCTAGAGAGATTGGTGTTGAAAAGTTAGACTTTCCCGATATAGAAGAGTATTTTGTTTATACTCCTAAGAGTCAAGGATATTCAACTGGCGCTAGTGGATATGGTAAAGGTGTTAAGTTAGCGAAAGATTCCGTAACTTATATTACTTCGGGTCTTGTTGATCGTAACAAGATGACTGTTTTATCATACTTACATAAAGCAATCAAGTCTCTCAATCAACTTCGTATGATTGAAGATTCTCTGGTTATTTACAGATTGTCTCGTGCTCCAGAGCGTAGAATTTTCTACATCGATGTAGGTAATCTTCCTAAAATCAAGGCGGAACAATATCTTCGTGATGTAATGTCGCGTTATAGAAATAAACTTGTCTATGATGCATCAACTGGTGAAGTTCGTGATGATAAAAAGTTTACCAGTATGATGGAAGATTTCTGGCTACCTCGTAGAGAAGGTGGTCGTGGAACTGAAATCACCACTCTTCCTGGTGGACAGAATCTTGGAGAACTTGCAGATATTGAATACTTCCAAAAGAAACTTTATCGTTCCTTAGGTATTCCTGAATC